TGGTAGTCGGTGCTCATCCTGTCTCTCCTCGGTTCGCTTGGTCCCGGCGGGCCACGCGGTCCCGCCCTCCCTCGTCGCTGCGTCTTTCCGGTCTCACCCTGCACCTCCCGGCATGCTGGCCTGAACAGTCCAGGGAAACTCACGGATCTTGAGGTCATCCGGCCAGAGCGACCAGTCCCCGCCCTTGTCACTGCTGCCATGCTCACGTGCCCACTGACTGCCGAGCTGCTTGACGAAGATCGCCGCGCCCACGTCCCGGCCCTGGGCGATCAGGTCCCGCACCCACCCAAGGTCAAGCGGACGCGAACCAGGACCGGACTCCCCGCCGATGATCACCCAGTCGATCCCGGTCATGTCCAGGGACGGCAGGTGCCCAATCAAGGGCTCTAGCGACAGGAAGCGGATAGCGGCCGGGGTCGCGCGCAATTCGCCGGCGCGGCGGCAGTAGTCGTCCGACTCGATTGACGTGCCCAGGTGGACGTTGGCCAGCGGGCCGGGGATCGGTCCGCACCAGATCAGGTCGTCTTTCCGCCACATCCACCCGGCCTCGGCCCATTCGGTGAGAATGCGGCGCATCCGCTCGGGCCGCTTGGTGAGGATCTGGTAGGTGTGCTGCGGGGTGAGCGCCATCGTGTTCCACACACCGCCGGCGAAGGTCTTCGGGACGCGGGCGTGGAACAAGTCGCTCATGCTGTTGACGAACCAGGTTTCCGGCTTGCGGCGGCGCAGCGGGATGCTGAGCGCGTCCGGGTGGACCGTGAGGCCGAACCCGGGCCCGGAGGTGCGCGGGTCGCCGTCGTTCTGGTACTTCGCCTGCCCCATCGCCTTGAGGCGGCGGGCCATCTCCAGGGCGTAGCAGTTGTCGCATCCGGGGCTGATCCGGTCACACCCAGTGGTGGGATTCCAGGTAAGCCCGGTCCACTCAATTGCGCTCACGCCGCTCTCCTTGTCAGTGGCCATCCGGCCGAATAGGCATCCCACCCGCAGGTCCACTCCCGGCCGCACCAGCACAGGTAAAACGCCACCAGTCCCCCGTCCCCGTCAAGCTGAACGTCGTACGGGAGGGTGGCCGGGTAGTCGCCGGGGAAGTGAGCCTCACAGGCGTCGGCGAGGAGTGACGGGGTGCTCATGCTTGTGCTCCGATCGCTGCTGAGGGGGACCAGTTGCTGGGGTCCCGGTCATCGCGGGACATGCTGACGATGCGCCCGTAGTGGCCCTGGAAAGCGAGCGTCACCGTGGCCTGCGGCCCCTGCCGGTTCTTCCGGATGATCAGGTCGATCTCCCCGGCGCGTGGCGACTCCCGCTCGTAAGCGTCCTCACGGTGCAAGAGGATCACGATGTCCGCAGACTGCTCGATCTCACCGGATTCACGCAGGTCAGAAAGGAGGGGCACCTTGTCGGAACGGGCCTCCACCAGCCGGTTGAGCTGGGCCAGCAGGACCACCGGGATAGCGAACTCGCGGGCCGTGTCATGGGCCTGCCGGGCCAGTTCGGCGACGGCCTGCTGCCGGGACTCAGCAGTCGGCGGGGCCATGAACCCGAGGTAGTCAATGACCAGCAGCCGGGCCGGGCTCCCCATCCGGGCCATCGCGCGGAGCCGCCCCCGGATGTGACCGAACGACACCTTCGGCGTGTCATCGACGCGCAGCTGCGTCTCGGAGAGTTTGCCGTGGGAGCGGGCGATCCGGTTCCAGTCATCCTCGGTGACCTGATGCCGGACGATGTTGACCAGCGGCACTCTCGCCTCGGCGGCGATCCGCCGCTGCGTCAGCTGTTCCTCGGTCATTTCCAGGCTGGCGAACAGGACCGGCAGGCCCAGGTCCGTGCCGACGTGATCGGCGATGCAGAGGCCGATGAGGCTTTTGCCGTTCCCCGGCCGGCCGCCAAACACGATGAGCTCGCAGGGCCGCAGGCCGCCGATCGCATCATCCAGATCCGGGTAGCCGGTGGACAGTCCCGGGTCGAGGCCCTGCTCGAGCCCGTCCAGCACTTCGGCGACCGTCTCGGAGTTCAGGCGCAGCGCGCCCGGCCCGGTGAACGCGGTGGCATCCTCGACGCGTTTGCGGATCTGGTCCAGGTGAACGTCCGGGTCCCAGTCGCCGGCTTCGGTGATCTGCTGGCAGGACTTCAGGACGAGAGCGGCGTTGCGGCGCTGCCAGTCTGCGGTGATCTTCCGGGCGTGGTACTCCACGTCGCCGGCGTACTGCATGAGGTCGTGCAGGTACGCCGCCCCGCTGCCCATGCCCTTGGCGCCGATCTTGGAGAGAGTCCCGGCGGCGGCGAGTTCCGCCATGACCGACGCCGGCTCTACCGGGTCCCCGGCATCGGCGAGCCTGATCACGGCCTCGAAGACGAGCTGGTGGGCCGGGAGATCAAAGTGGGCTGCGGTCAGGACGGTGATGGCTTCGGCTGCGTGTTCCGGGGACTGGATCACTGAGCCGAGCAGGGCACGTTCGGACGCCAGGACTTCTTCGCGGTGGCCGGGTGAGACGAGGTACAGGACGGGGCCTGCCTCATCGAATGCGGCGGAGACGTCGGCGGCGGTGGGGCGGGTGCCGTTGTCGGTCATGACGCTTCCAGTTCCCGGCGCTGCTGGCTGGCGATGGCCTGCATGGCGGTGTGCGGGTCTCGCCCGTCGGCGAGGGCGGTGGCGGCGGCGCGGAGGGCGGCACCGTAGGCGCGTGGGTTGTCGAGCAGTTCCGGCGGCGGGGGCGGGACGTCGCCGGCGTCCAGGATCCGCTGGTGACGTATCCGTTTCACCTCGGCGCGGATGTCGGATGCGGCTATGAACGGCTGCCGCTGCGCGATCTCGGCCACCGCGGCTTTGCAGTCTGCGAGGGTCAGGTCGCCGAGCAGGTCGTTCCAGGCGTCAGCGGTGTATTCCCCGATGGCCTGCTGGGGGCAGCAGGCTTGGATGTATTCCGTCAGCAGGACGGTTTCGGTGTCCGTCACGGTGCTTCCTCTCGGGCTCGTGCTTCCTCTCGGGCTCGTGCGCGTTCCATGGCGCGGCCCGAGCGTGCTTGGCGTGCCTGATCGCGCTTGTCGACCAGGGGCCCGTGGCCGTTTTGGCTCGCACGGCCTCTTGCGGCGGCGTTCACGGCGGTGTTGACGAAGCTGTCGAGGGTGGACGGGTGCTGGCCGGAGTAGAACCAGTCAGCGAGGCCTTGGCGGATGAACCTGTCGGGGATGCTCTGTGCGAGCAGTCCCCCGATCTGCTTGGCGAGCAGGCCGGTGGTCCGCTGGGTCAGCTTGCCGTCCTGCTCGCGCACCCAGTCGATGAAGGCGGCGAGGATGGTCTGGGCGTTCGGTTCGGCTGAAACGTCGCCCGAAGGTATTAGTGAGGGTTGTTCTTCTGAGGGTATGAGGGGTAGCGAGCCTGTTTCCGCAGGCTGCGGCTTCGAGGCCGCACCCTTTCTGCCGGATTCCGCACCCTTTCTCGGCGATTCCGCACCCTTTACCTCTGGTTTAGGGTGCGCTCTGGCCGCACTCTTCCCGGGGCTGTCAGGGTGCGTCCTGGGGTCACCCTTTGACGGGCCGGAAGGGTGCGTTCTAGGCGCACCCTTTATCTCAGGTTGAGAGTGCGCCTCGGCTGCATCCTCGCCCTCGTTCAAAGGGTGCGCTCTGGCCGCACCCTTTACGGGCTCGGCGAGCGGCATCAGGATGAACCGGGCCGGGCCGCTGCGGTTACCCCCGCCGTCCCGCTTCAGCACTCCCTCGCCGACTAGTTCCTCAGCGATGTGGGAGGTGCGGCTCGCGGAACGGCCGGTGCGATGCGACAGGATCTGGCGCGTCGGCCAGCCGCAGCGGGTCCGGTCGTTCGCCTTCTCGGCCCAGGCGATCAGCCACAGCTTGCGCGCGTCGGGGCCGTGGTAGCGGTCGAGCACCTCGATGATGAGCTTGATGCCCATAACGTCACCAAGCCCATGCGTCGTGCGCCGATGGCCACTCAAGGCCGCCTTCCCGCTCACCCGTGCGCTGTCCCCTTAACTAGTTCTCTCCGTACTGTACTATCATAACGGAGAACGCGATGTAAGACAGCAGCGGAGACCTGGACCGTGAGCACACTGGATATGCCACAAGGCTGTGGCATCATGGATTTCATGAGCGATGAGACGCGCCGGCGGCTGCTCCGGGCGGCCCGCGCCTACACGCGTGCCTTGGAGCAGATGGAGTCCGCCCGTGGGGAGCTCGCCGCCGCGATCGTCGCCGAGCGCAGAGAAGGCACGCTCATCGAGGACATCGCCGCCCTGGTGCCGTACCGGCAGACGCAGGTGAACCGCATCCTTGAGGCGGCGGGCCTGACGGAGAAGCGCACCAAGTCTGACCCGTCCTGACGTCCCCCGGCCGGGGGAGCACCACAAAACACCCATAAAGCCGCCCCTTCCCTCGGTGCTATGTCGAGCACCAGCACACCCTCAGGGCTCACCTGAGACACAGCCAGTACTGACAGGGCAGCCAGGACCGCATCAGGGCCCAGGGCGTTCCACGCCTCACACA